CCCTTTCCAACTGAAACTTAAATAATGCCTCTTTAAGAATATCTACTGATGATGAACCTTGATTGGAACCATACGTATATCCAGATGCTAGTATTCTTCCGCCAGTATAAGTTCCTCCACCAATCTTATATTCAACAGCACTATCTAGACCAGCATCAGTCCAAGTTCCACCATTAGACGTTCCACTTGCTCTTACTTGCCAGTTATAGGTTGCATTGTTTGTAATACCTAAAATAGAAAGTGCAGTTAGAATTACAATTGCATCTAATCTATTTGGCGTTGTTTTAAGACGAATTGATGAAACTGTATAATAAGTTCCTGCTGTTGTTAAATCAACTGGTGTTTGAACTGGTGTTCCTATTGCTTGCTGCAATCCACGAAGTTCATATCCACCTTCTGAAATTACAGTAGAGCAAACTTGTTTGAGTGTGCTTGCACTGGTTGTAATTCCCGTATTAGCAATTTCATATCTTAAAGGTAGTGATGCTGTTGTGATGTAAGTTGTGTTAATTCTATTTGCGTGATGAAATGAATGACAATGAATAAACTTACCATCAACTACAAAACCCAATCTAACTGTTCCAAGTCCCAACCATTCAATATCCATCCAAAGAATTTGTGCCTTACTAATATCTAATGTGACCTCTGATGGATTGCGGTGCCCTGCACCAAGCATCGTATCAATATTCCAATCTGCTTGTGCTACTCTTGTTTCTGTTGTAATTCCCGGAACATAAGTTCTTTCTACAAAATATAAACTACTTCCATCAAGTTCCAGATACATTCCATTATCTGCACCAAAGTATCCTACTCTTTGGCGAAGATTTGCTTTTGCTGGGTTCATTACAAAAGTAGTTAAAATTTCTAATGACTTTCCTGGTTGATATGAGAATACTTTTGTCGTTTCTCTGATGATTGATGCGGTGCTTCCAACACCAACAGTTAAATTTACTAAACCTTGTGCAGTTACAAATCCAACTGTTGAACCAGTACCAACAACTAGACTACTCCAAAGATTATTGTCCCTGTATCTGTGGGAACTATCAAAAAGTGTAAGTGGTGTTGAAGTTCTTAAACGACCAAATGCATCAGTTGCTATTGGTGGTAATTCAATATCAATATTTCCAGTAACAGGAAATGGATTTGTGGTGCTGACTGGTGAATTGTTGAGGTTGATTGATACTTGCCCAGTGGTTCCAATACCTACAGTATTCAGTAATGTAGAAATACCGACTGGAAGATATGGAGTTGTTAATGTTCCACCTGTCCCAACTTCAACTATGTGATTATGAACTGGATTATCTGGAGTGCTTGTAACTGTTACTATTCCTGGAATTGTAATATTACCATTAATAGTAATATTGGAACTTCCAAGAGATACTGGAAATGGATTATCAATTGTAACGACTTCGCCATTCTTATTGGCGATCATATTCACTTCAAACAGTGTTCTTTCCTGATTCAGGAAATCTTGTTCATTCTTATTAAATTGTGCCATGAATCAATCACTCCATGATAATCTTTCTGGTCTGTATCTTTGTGCGTTTTTAACTGTTAATGAATTTTCTGTTACTGGGTAAATGTTATGAACAATTGCCCCAGGATATTCTCTTTGAAGTTGTTCAGCAAGTTCATTCTTGTTCATCATTTTACCTTCAACTTCCATGCGATATAATCTTCCTTTCCAAACTACATCAGCAAGAAAAGATTCGTTTGCCGTTTCTGGTTCGGAAGAATTCATATAAAGATTGCCGTTAAAATCTCCGGCAATATTGATGCTTTCTGAAATAAACTGTTGAAATGATTTCATTTTAGTTACAGTTCCAACGACGTAGTGTTTTATTGATATCTGAATCCGGATTTCTTGCAGTTTTTGCAGAAGTGAGTTTGTCCTTCATTCCAGACATACGACTACAGAATCTTTTACGACGCCCTGCCCTTTTTCCTTTTGGATTCTTTTCAGTTACTGCAGTTTGAAGTTTTGAACCTGGATTTTCTTTACGATAAGCATTAACTGCTTTTTGACTTAATCCATCGGTCTTATCTTTACGATTTACTTTTTGCCAATCTTCAGATAATCCAAATTCTACTCTCCAATTTGAGTATTCGTAAGAATCTGCAAGAGGTAATGAAGGTCCAGAAAGTTTTCTTTGTGCAGCAGATTTTTCATTTTGGTTAGTAGTTCTCTCTGCAAGATTTCTAATTTTTGCCTGTTTTTGTACCTGTTTATGACCAGAACCGATTTCAAAACTAATTTCTTCACGCATACCACGATATATTTGTGCAGCTTGTTTAAGAGCACCTATTTTTTGAGAATCTGGTAGTTTTCTTTTTCCAATTGCTTTAATTGCTGTACTAAATCTTTCAATATTTGGGTTATCTGCTGGAGAATCAGTACCTGCAACCTGCTCTTTCATTTCACCACTATCAACATAATCCGCTGCAGTATCAAGATAATCTGCTGCTTTAGTAATCTTTGATTGAACCCATGCTTCTATATTTCCTTCACCTTTCATTTTTTTCTTAAGTCTTTTTACTGCAGATGCAATAGTTGAGAGTTCTGATCTTGCCATCGAATGCTCATGATCATAAGATTCTGGAAAGTTTCCTGGATGAGGCGAATTTGCATGATAATCTTTACCCAAAGTTTTTGGTAAAGAATACATATCCCAGAATTTTGGACCATACTTACACTCTGAACGAGTCTCATCTTTTTGACATTTGGGGCAATATCTCATCATTCCATTTTCTTCCTTCACTGGAACGCAATTTGGAACCTCTTTACCATTTTTTTTCTTTTTACCAACCATCTGATATCCCTTCCAACAAGGATCTTCACCTTTCATTTTTTTTCCTTCAGTAACATCCTTATATTTTTTATGCGATTTCTTTGCTGAGGATTCCATTTTTTTTAGTCGTGTATAGTAATCGGGAATTTCATCAAGATGTTGAAGAGCAATGTCAGTAGCAAGATCCTTATCTTTTGTGTGTTCATGCTCAATAGGAATTCCCATTTTAAGTTGATTCTTCACAAAAGAAACTTCAAGGCGATGTTTCTTGGCAATTTGTTCAACTGTTTTATGGGACTTTAACTTATTCACAGAATTAAAAAGTTACTCTTTATTATTTAGAAAACCTTGCTTGAGTAATTTTGATAATTCTGAAGTTGAACCAACAAAAATAGCATTATTCGTAGTATTAGTTGTCGTTTTGATGGTATCTTCTTCGACTTCTTTAAGTTTTTTCTGTAAATCTATTAATTTATCTGTTACATCTCCAACACTTTTTATGAGTTGTCCAGCAACTTCATATGCTCTTGAACTTCCACCTTCTCCAGCAAGTTCCATGATTCCATTAATTGCCTCTTGCCCCTTTTCAATTAAAGAGTATAAATTAGCACGAGTGTACTCATAATCTTTTTGAATGTCATCTGGTTTTAATGGAGAAATATTGAGTTGATCATTTACATTCTCTACCTCAACAATTTTACTTTCAATGTTAAAAGTAGAATCCAAATTTTCATAGTTATTTTTCATAATTAAAAGGGCATAGGACCTTCATTAGCAGTTCCACTACCACTTTGTATATAGTCTATGTCTTGTTGTTGTGTTGGACTATATTCTTTACCATCAAAGAACATCTCTATTGATTCATTAAATCCAAAGTCTTCATATGGTTCAGCATCTATTGGATCGGGAGTAACAGTATATCTCATCTCTCTCTTAGCAGTTTGAGTATCTGTTCCAGTATAATAATCAACTTGAACCTTACGAATAAGTCCATCAGTACTATCAGCAATTGGACCAAAGAGATAAGTTTTTGCTGTAAAGTTAAAGGTATAAATTAATATTCTTCTTGTAGAAAAATCACCCTCATAATCATCAGTAAAAGATACACTATCCAAAACAACTGGTATGTCTCTTTTTTCTCCAATTGAATCTATTAAATTTACAGTTAAGTTGAATGCTGGTTGAAAATATGGTAATATTTGTTCTATAACCTGTAAAGCATCATCTTGCAATTTACTGATCAAATTAAGTTGAAATCCAATATTATATGGAACTGGTAAAAATACTTTTTTAAAATTATTTCCATCTGAAGCTTTAAATGTTTGAGTAATATTTGCTTTTCTTGATGGATCATACTGAATTGAGGTCATTTCGAATGCCATTCTTGGCAAAGTCATTGCAATAGGTTTATTTAATTCTGGTTGTTGTTCAATTCTAGCTAAGAACTTTTGAATTGGTCCGTAGGCAAGAGGAACTTTTATTTCACTTATATTTTCATCTGATGAATTTTTATGCCTTATATTAATATTATTAAATAAAGTACCAAAAGATATAACAGTTCTTCGTATAATTTCGTGATAAAAATAAGTTCCTAGCATCAGTAAGTACCAAATGGATTTTTTTCTGAGAAGTCTATTATTTGTTCAGCTTCTGTTTCAATTGTTTTATTCTCACTATATTTATCATTATTATCAAAAGAATCAAATGATACCGTAGCATAAGACGTATTGGAATCAGATCCAGTAATAATTTCTCCAGGATAAAATCCCTTTGCACTAACATCATCTATAAATGAAACTTTTAAAACTTTAGTATCTAAATCCCAAGATTTTACTCTTGCAGTTGTTCCTGATATAGATCCAGTTACAATTTCATTAAATTTATAATTGATAATAGAAGTGTCTATACCTGAAGTTGGTGGTGGAGAAATGGTTATAATCGGAGCAGAACTATAACCTATTCCAGAATTTGATAACAATATTGCCTCAATCTGTCCCATATTTGATAGTGAAGATATTCCTATAGGTGTTACTCCAATACCTGGAATTGGGGAAGAAAAGGATATTGAAGGTTTAGACATATATCCAGAACCTTTGTTAATCATAGATATGCTTGTTATTCCTGTATTAACAGTTTCTATAGCACATGTTGCCGAAGCACCTACACCACCACCACCAGTTATTGTAATTTTTGGTGGGATAGTATATCCAAAACCTGGATTAGATAGTATTATTTCCTTAATTGATCTGAAAGAACCATATGATGAAGTAATGGCAACCGCAGATGCATTAGATCCACCAAAAGGTGCTGGAGATATTTCTATAGATGGAGTGGAAGTATATCCATAACCATCATTAGTTAAATAAATCTTATTTACATATCCAGTTCCAATAGAAGCAATCGCAGTTGCTGTCTCACCACTTCTAGTTAATTGAATTTCAGTAATATATCCTTCATTCTTAATACTGGTATCAATTTCATCAACTGTAGTATCTATTATCTCATCTTCATATTCAAATAGTTCACACTTCAATTCATAAACATAAAGTTTTCCAAGTTGATAGAATGAACTTTCATGTTCAACAAATTTAACCTCAAATAATCTTTTTCCTAAAGGAAAATATACCAAATCACCTTCTCTTGGTCGAGAATTTAACTCTATTTCTGGATCATCTTCGTCTAAGAAATATGAAATAAAATCTTCATATCTTTCTTTGGAAATTAATAAACTAACTTCATCTTTCAAACTAACTCCAAACTTAGTTAATAAATCACCTTGTCCAGTATATCCATCATAATTAACTAAGTAAGCTTCTATTGCAAAATTATCATTGAATTTTGAGGATGAAATTTCTTTAAGTACTGTTTCTTTTCTTACTATTTTTCTTGGAATATAGTATATTTCAATTCCAGCTAACCTTAGATTTTCATTTACTAGATCTTGTATGAGTCTTTGCTCATTTGGGGAATTATTTAAAAAAAATGAATTAAGTGTCATTATCCAATAAAATCGTAAGGAGGTAATTCATAATCCATTGACATTCTTTCTTTAATCTGCTGCAATTCCCTTTCACCATCTTCGTATATTCTTTCACCATTTAATTCAACACCACCTGGAAGTTTTACACCTCTCAATTTAATTAAATTTTGCCCCCATTGTCTTTTCATTAATGCAGTTAAATATTTTTTCAAAAAACTATCATTATACACTTTTGTATATTCATTGGGATTTAATATTCTGTAGCAGTCTATAACTATAAAGGTATCTTTAGACTTTGCTCCCCAATCAATATCTAGATATAATCTATTTTGTCTTTTGTTAAATCTAATTTGCTTATCTGGAGATAATAGAAAATCAATATCTTCTAAATATGATTTCACCATCGCATATTGTAAAAGTTCAACTGAATTAAAGTAATATAGATCATTTAAAAATAATTGATATTTTATACTCCACATTCCACCAGAAACAGAACTAGTGTCAAATTTAAAAACTTTTTCAATACCAATTATACTATCAGGAACTTGAATGAAATTGGAATTTTCATAGAAATTATATGTTACCGTTCCAATTCCCGAAATATTTGCTTCTGATGTTGTTGTTACAATTCCTACACCACTTGTGTTTTTTGCCTTTCCCCTATCTATATCATCTTGAGTAACTTTGTATTTTAAATACATTCTTTCGACACCATCAAAATGCCTTTCATAGAAGTATTGTAATGCATCATCGACTAAATCATCAATTTGTTCATCTGCAATATTAATCTCCAATATTGGAGCTCCCAATCTTCTTAAACAATAATCAATTAATTCTTGTCTACTTGAAGGTTTTGACATTAGTATAATTCTTTATTTTCTAAAAGTAGCATTCTTTGATTATTTATGATTTACTTTAATTAATTGATGCCAAAACTTCTTGCTGTTTCAAATATAATTTGCAGTATAATTTTGCAAAATTTTTTAATTCTTCTACATCCAATTTATCAATAAGTCTAACATGTTTTTCATATTCAAATAATCTGTCAAAAGATTCTAAATTAATTTCCTCTGGATTCATCTATAAACTCCTTTAATAAAGATTTAATCTCATTGATGTCTTTTTTTATTTGATCTATTTCTTTTTGTTGCAGTTGTCTATTTTTCACTGCATTCATATATTGATTGTATGATTTATCATCACAATTAATTATAGCATTACTTTGCTCATCACGATATAAATTTGGATACCCTTTTACTGGAATCATTATGCCAATGCAATAGTTCTTAGATCTTTAATTCTTGGTGGATATGCTTGATTTGTTGTAGTCATTACAATCTTAATGGTGTATCCAGTAAAACTTCCAAGATTATTTGCAGAAAATTCATATTCTAGAAATTCATTTGCTTTACTTTCACGAACAAGAGTATCAGGCAGTCCATTATTATTTTTTGAATCGACAACATCTAAATACCCATCATTATTATTATCTATTGTAAGATTATCATAACCTGGGAATAATTCAAATACTTGTTCAACCTCACTAGAATCTGGTCTAATTAATTTATACAGAACTCTAAAGTCTGCACTTGCATGTCTATATGCAGATAAAATAACTTTTAGAGAAGTTGCTGATTGAGATAGCAATACAGTATTTGAAATGTAAATAGCAACATGTGGATCATTGAAAATAGAATTAACTCTACCATCTAATGCATAGTCTGATACTGGTGAATTTATTCTATTACTATGGAAATCAGTAAACGAACCATCTAAAAATATTTGAGGAGAAAGGTACTTATTTGAAGAATATAATGTTAGTGCAGTTGTAAATGACTTTTTCCTTGGAAGTGCAGTTAGATATGCTTCTTCATTCGGTTTGGAGCAAACTATTCTAGATGAATATAGTCTATTCAATGTATTCAACTGAATATCTTCATATCCCAAATCATCAAAGGATTTTTCATTTCCACTTACACTGGTTCCACTGACAGATCTAATTTTTGCAGTTACCGAAGTTAATGGCGATGGAGTTATTAAATCATAAAATGGAATTAATGCATCATATTGAATATTTTCTGAGGCAAATACATCAGATCCTCCTCCGGTCAATTCTGAGGAGAAAGATAACTGAGGATGTTCAGTTGGTGTACCATCAGTTGATCTATTTACACCATTGGTTGTTCTATCAAATTCAATATAGTAACTATCAATATCTAAACCAACATCACTAATATCATGAGTATTATTGATTCTTCTTAAAGAAACACCTTCAAATTCATATTTGTAAACTTGATCACCAACATTATGAGGAATTGCTATTGTATAATCTTGTGCTCTTGATATTGCAGTTAATGAGTTTACATTAACACTTTCATATTTAATGATTTCATTTCCAACGATTATATATCCAGGATTTAAATTACCCACAGACTTACCTTCAAAAGTTGCAAAATTTGCAGTACTTGCAACTGAAATTGTAGTTGAAGATGTAATGATAGGTTGTGTTAAAGTAGTTGGCAATACATTAGAAAATACTCCAGAAATTGAAACTTTATTGTTTTTAGAATACATACCATGATTAAAATGATTCACACGAATAAAGTTTCCATCGTAAATAGAACCTATTGGGGTTGAATTTGCTATTGTTGTTGATGCTAAAGAAATGGCAGTATTCGATGAATCGTAATATACCAAATTTTTTCCTGAAGTGAATGAATTTCCCTGAACATTTGATAAGTATAATGTATCAATTCCATTATTGTTTCCGGTAATTGTTATTCTAGCATCTCTTCCGCTAGAACTTGTAACACTAGAAGTTACTATTCCAACTATATCACCAATTGCATAACCATTTCCAGGATTTGCAATAGTAGCATTGGTAATTAGTCCACCACTTGCAGTGATATTAAGAGTTAATCCTGAACCATTTCCATTGATATTATATGTTGATACTGGAGAAGATGTAACATAGTTAAATCCACCAGTAGTAATACCCACAGAAGAAACGGAACATCCAGTACCGAAAACATATCCATAGTTATAAGTTTTAGAACTTACACCACCTTCACTAATTTTTCTACCATTATTGAAAATTTGTACTAGGTTTGAATCTGTTATAGTAGTAATACCAACTTTTAATTTTCTAGGAATTACCGTAATTGGATTTGTTTGTAAATTTTTAACATATCCATTACTTCTATCTAATGATGGATTGTAGAAATAAACTGTAGATGGAGTATCAGAAATAAATTCAGCTCTATATAATCTAAATTTCATATCTTGATATTGATTTGCAGTCCAAATAGATCCATTTTGAGATTTAAATAGACTTCCAAGAGCAAACTGCTGAGTATATACTACAGATTCTGAATCTGGGAGATTTGCACTTTGAATTGTTTTCTTGCCCATTTCAGCGATGAAAACTTCATATTCTACACTTTCTGGAGCAAGTAATACAATACAATATTCTAATCCAGGATCAAGATATACTGGATAATCAAATGTAACTTTTGTTGCAACACTCGAATCTTCTGAGGTATTAATTTGATCTGGTCTCAATGTAACAGAATTTCCTAAAATAGTTCTAGTTGGAGTTCCTAATTCAACTGTTCTTATCTGAACAGTTAATGGATTTGTTCCAGAATCTTTTTTATAGAAATAAAGATCAACTGATGTTAGGAATATTCCATTTTCATCATCATTTCTGGTTTGACTACCACCAACACTAAAAGATTGTGCTAGGGGATCGTAGTAATTAGTGACTGTTGTTGTATTTGTTAAGGTAGTTGTTCTTGTTCTGGTAGTAGTTACATTGGTCGTATTTGTGATTGTAGTTTCATAAAATTCTATTGTTCCAACTGAAATATAGTTAGTTTCTCCACTAGAAATTGTTGTACTACCAGCAGCAGCAGTCTCATTTGTTGGACTGGATGTAATTTTATAAGTTTTATTTCCAGTATTAATTCTCACATTTGGGGGAGGACTTGTATGAGGATCTCTAATATAGAAGGTTCCTATTAAATCTCCATAATTATCAGATATTAATCTGAGATCTTTAACATATGCTATAGCACCACTACTCTGCCCAACTAATTTTGCACCCTTAACTAAAAATCCTGAATATAATCCTTGAGCCTCTTCTGATAATGAATAAGTATCTACATTCAATACTTTAGATGATGGACTGTAACCATCTGAAATATTTTCATTTTTATTATAAGGATTGGTATCAAATACTGTTGATGGTAAATTATAACTACCAGACTTGTGATTTGATGCGGCAACTCTAAAGGATATAATCAAATTATTATTTGCATCATATCCTAAAACTTTCTCACCAACATTGAATGTGGATGAAGAACCAAAATCATTTAAAGAACTATTGCTTGATATTTCAACAAGTTTTGGAACAAAGTCTACAGAACCATTACCATCTAAAAATTGATAGTATTGAGTATATGGTTTCAAATTAGAAATACTAAATTCAGTATTTCTTGATCTCATGAATTCTTCTGGACTTGTTTGAGTTAAGTTTGTTACACTTGATGTTGTTGTAGTTCTATTTGTACTTTCTGAAATATTCTGAGATGCAGATAACTGAGGAGAACTTACTTCTACTTCTCCTCTTCTTTCAACATTAGCAACATTTACAACATTAGTTCTTTCTTCGAATAAAACTTGATCTCTTTCTAATAACAGATTATTTGTAACTGATATACTCTTATTGGGTAATTGTATTGTTCTTACCCAATTATCCCTATTTGGTGATAATTTTACTGATCCAGTATATGATACTACATGAAATGGATTTACATTTTCTACTTGAGTTGCCAGTGGTTGTTCAATCCATTTTTTAGACTCATATTTCAATGTTACTGTGGTTCCGGTTTTTTGAACATTTGAATCTACTAAATTATAATTAGATGAAAGATCTATTTCTTCATCAATTATACTTAATTGTGGTGCCAAATAATTCTTTAAACTATTTCTAGATACTATAGGTGTTAATTCTTGAGAATCGGAATCAACTTCAATCAGGGATAAGTTTGAATTAATTCTTTCATAATTTTTAAAATCATCAACAAAAAATCCAGTCTTAAATCGATTAAATCCTTCAGAATCTTGTATTTGTAGTGTTTGAGTGCTTAACTCTAGTAGAGAAAGGGATGTAACTCTTTCAAGGTTTTGCACCCTGTTTTCAATAGATCCAATGTCTCTCATAGTATATCTTCTATTGTCAACTAGTGAAATAGAAGCATTTTTTACATTGTAAAGATATGGTGGTAAAGTAATGGTAGCCAACTCCATTACATCATTAGTTTTAATTGGGGATTTTGGATCAAGAGTTGATAAACCTTTTAAATATATAAAATCTCCATTTTTATCCAAATAAATTTTATCTATTCTACCCACATAATAATCGTAACTTACAATGCTACTTTCATTTGAGGTAAGATTAAATTTAATTGATGAATCAAAGTTTCTGTTTGTAAAGTGGAATGGTGAAGATGCAATACTTGAAAATACAGGAACTATTGGTCTAAAATCCAAAGTATCAGTTGCTCTTATATTATTCGAACCTAAAAGTGGTACATTTTCAGCAAACTGTTCTTTTTTATAACTGAGAGCAGTGAAAACATCTCCATTATCTGTCTGAGGAACATTATAATAATCAAAAATAATTAATAATCTTTTTGATGGTGATGTTTCACCCTCTGCTCTAATAATTTTTGAGTAATCATAATATTGCCCTTTTTGTCCCTTTTCCAATTTGAATCTATTTGTTATATCAGTATAACTTCCTAGAGTTAATGTATCAATTTCACCAATTATATTACTCTCATTAAATTTTACATTTTCATTATTTAAAAATCTGTTTGAATTTAAATAGATAATACCTACACTATTTCCAAACTTAGTAACAATTCTAGCAATACAACCACTTTCAGAACCTGTAATATTTTCCCCAATTAATGCATTTGTACCAACATTTAATGTAACACTAAATGAAAGAGAATCTAAAATTGGATTATTTGTATCCAAAGATTCATAAATTGCTAAAACTTTAGATACATCTGGATAATTAAGACAAATTTCTTCATCTTGAACTCTAAGTCCATAATATGGATTATAAATTAATCCATCATTTACTGATGTACTGATTCCAGTACCAGATTCTGGATATTTTGAATAAATTACATTTATTGTTTGACTTCTATTAAATTGTTTTTGTTTACTTTGAACACCATTTTTTATAAATGTTGCATTAATTGCTGATGTTGTTTTCCCTGGTGTTAAATTTGATAATGTAACTTGATTGTTGATAAGTGAGAATTTATCTGGTGTTAAAGATTCTGTGGTTCCATCACTATAATGTACTGAGTATCTCTCTTCATCAAAACTTTGAAATAATGCTGTTGATATTCCTGAAGGTAGAGGAAAATCTGATACAGATAATACTATAGGACTATTTGAGGATTTTGAACTTGTAGATTGAGCGCAGAATGTTAAAATTGAATCATTCAAATCTACAGAAGAAATATTAGAATTTGGTAATTCTGCATATAAAAATCCCTTTTCATTATTTCTAATTGTTGGATATCCAATGCTAAATGATATGTTTGTTGCTACTCCAACAGACCCATCACAAATACCATTAACATTTGCGACACTTACGAGGGTCATTGATGAACCAGTAGAACTTACACTGGATACTCTATTATACTTTTCTAAAGATCCTGATGATGGTTGGTATCTAATAATACTACCAGGTTTGATTGAATTAAAAAACTTTCCTGGGCAAGTAACTGTTCCTGAAGAATTAATATTAATAGTATCAGAAGCATTAAATCCTATAGGTAAATTTTTAGTTAATACAGAATCTCCTATAAAAGGTGCGCCAAATAGAGATACAGAAGTTGACTGATAAATTTGTTTAATATCTGATGCATCATAAACATCTATATTTACAATAGATCTAGAATATAACTCAATGCCATTAATATAAATTTGCTCACCTTTTATAAATGTTCCAGATGTTTGAGTTAATGTAACTGTTGTTGTATTATTTCCCGCAGAAACTGCAAATCCACTAGCACCACTACTCTTACCTTTAACAAAAGATGTAGTTGGTAGTTCTGAACTTGATAAAGGTTGATTCAAAGTCAATACAGTATATGTCTGTATATCATAAAGATATAGATCCCAATTAGTAGTTTCATCTTTATACGCAGCATCAGTAACTCTAAAATTATAAACTCTAGCATCCCCAATTTTCGTAGAAGAGGAAGGAGTTCCCGATGCACTTCTTCTTACTGAGTGTAATTCTACAGGTAAATTTTGTTTTGGTGATCCCGTTACATTATTAATCCTCAACAAATTGCCCATTTCAAATGGAATTGAAACATTTTCAACTTTTTGAGTTGTTCTTGGTTTTTCTACATCTAAAATAGTAGTATTTGTTTTTTCAATATCATATCCCTTAACGTATGATTTTCCTGGAGATAACTTTATACACATCAAATCATCGGAAGGAGTGTTACCTGCTTCTGTTTTTTGATTTTCTAAAAATAATCCATCATTACCAAGTCTATTATTTAAAGAATTGTGTAAAGATATTTTAAATGGAGTTATTGAATAATTTCCAGATTCATCAAAAGTTCTTTGTGCAAGATAATCTCTAATTAGAGAATATTGTGTTTTTGTACTTACCTTTTTTATTTCTCCATTTTCAACTCTCAGAAGTTCAATAAAATCAGTATCAGTTTCTACACTGTCTATGCTTTTTTTTGTTAATGATAAAGATATTTTAAATCTATCTGCACCAGGGGCAGCATAATTTGTGAATCCTTTTGCATTATCATACAATGAAGGATCTTCTTTGGCTGTTATTATTTCTTCAGATACTTTCAATCCTATGCGATAAGTTGGAATATTTGAATAATAATCTAAAATTATAGTTTCTTTTGTTATCGCTACAAAAGATCCCCTTACAAAATAAACTCCATCATTAATAGATGCTGCAGATCCAGTAGATGTGGATTCTGATGAAATTAATGTTGCAAATGGAGTTCCTGAAAAAATAGTTGTAGTTCCATAAAGGATACTTTCAGTTGATATTAAAGATTCACCATCTGTAAATGGATTTATTGTGAAATTATTATCAGAATCTAAGTATTTTACATATATTGTAATATATTCTAGATCATTTGTATTATTTGGAATTTCAACCTTTTGTACTATAGCAGTTATTCCTGATATTTGCCCTTCAA